AGCTAACAACACCGATGACAATCACTGCTGCGGATTCAGAGTCTCGAACCATCAGCGGTCGTATCGTCGCATTTGAAGAACCAGCCAACGCATCGACTGGAAAAGTTGTCTTTGCTAAGGGATCAATTAAGCCATCACCGGTCAAGCTCAATCTTGAGCACGATCGCACTCGACCAATCGGCAAGACTCTCGACATGACTCTCAATGAGAATTCAATTGACGCGAGCTTCAAGATTTCAAATACGACAGCCGGCTCTGACGCTATTGCGGAAGCAATGGACGGATTACGTGACGGCTTCTCGATTGAATTAGCAGTCGATGATTACGTCATGGAAAAGGACGGCACAATGCGCGTCTTGGCTGGTGAACTGACCGGCGTCGCTTTGGTCACTGAACCGGCAGTCCGCTCAGCTCGTGTCGAACGCGTCGCAGCGGCAGAAGGCGAAGAAGAAGCTACAGAAGATTCTGACTCCACCGTGGAATCAGATGCAACACCAACAGAAGGAGACGAAGTGGAAAACACCGTCACAGACGCTTCAGCCGTGGAGACGGTAGAAGCCGCTCAGTCAGTAACAGCGACAAGCAAGCCAGTCGCATACTCAAAGCCACGCATCGAGATCAGCACATCACGCTATCTTGAGAACAAAATCAAAGCATCAATGGGAGACGAAGATGCTCGTCAGTATGTTCTCGCAGCTGACAACACAACCGACAACGCTGGCCTTGTACCTACACGCCAGCTTGCAGAAGTTGTGAATGGATTATCCACAACAATCCGTCCATCAATCGACGCAATCTCACGCGGCACTTTGCCGGACGCGGGCATGACCTTCGAAATTCCAAAAATTACACAAGCCCCTGCGGTTGGTGTGGTTGCAGAAGATGCAGCGTTCACAGATACCGATCAAAATTCTGCATTCATCTCAGTGAGTGTCCAGAAATTCGCCGGGCAGCAGAAATTCTCAGTAGAACTTCTGACAAGAACATCGCCACAATTTTATGATGAGCTTCTCCGGAATATGGTTGCAGCCATGGCGAAGCAACAAAACGCAACAGTGAACGCAGCATTAATTTCAGGCGCATCACTCGATGCGACAACAGTGGCAACATATCCAACAGCTACTGAACTGCTTGGAATCGTCGGTCGCGGTGCAGCAAGCGTCTATGGCGCAACAGCTGGACTTCCAAATCCATTCGCTCGCAACTTGATTGCATCGACTGGACAATGGAGCAACTTGATGACACTAAATGACGCTGGGCGTCCAATTTATTCACAGGTAACAAATCCAATGAATCAAGCTGGTGTGGCTGTGCCAACAAGCCTGACAGGAAATGTCGCCGGATTGAATTTATACGTCGATCCAACAAACGGCGGAGATGGCGATGGCACACTGCTCATCGTGAATCCAGATGCGTACACATGGTACGAAGGAACAAATTATCAGCTACGCGCTGAATCAACAGCAGACGGTTCAATCACTGTCGGCGTATATTCCTTTGGAGCAATTGCCACCAAGATTGCGGCAGGCGCTTTCAAGAATAACAAGGCTTAATCGCCACAACTAATCATCGGCCGTCGTCGCTCCCGAAGGCGGCCGAGCAGTAGAAAGGGATGAACTCATGCCAGCTATAATCACAGCCACACAGCTCAGATCCGTTCTTGGCGTGAGTTCATCCCTGTACTCTGATTCCTATCTTGACCAGATAATTGATTCGGCAGAAAATGTAATCCTGCCGCTGCTCACACAAAATCAAGTCGCCGTGGACTATTACAAGCTCGACGCCAATGTCGCTTACTTCTACACATCACGCGCACACAACTTCGTCGCTGGCCAATCCGTGATTGTTGCCGGACTTCCAGCGCCTTTCTCAGCGACTCACACGGTCGTCTCAGTTGCAGACTTTCATTTCACAGCCGCTCTTACAAGCTCAGACGTCACCGTCCGTCCAATAATTCCTAACGGCACAGCTACTTTGTCCGGATACTCAGCGGCCACTTTGTACGCATCGACTCCGGCTATCGAAAGCGCAATGTACGCAGTGTCCATCGAAATCTTCCAAAGCCGAACAGCGGCCGGTGGCCAAATCGAAGGCGTGGACTTTACCGGTACGCCATACAGAATGGGTCGCAGTCTTATGAACAGAGTGTCTTCTCTGCTTCAGCCTTATTTGGATGTCGAAACGATCGTGCAGTAATGCCAGCGTCATCCATCGCCGTCGATGTCCGCGGCCTTCTAAAGACTCAGCTCGCATCCATCACGGCTAACGTCTATGACGTGATTCCAGAGTCGCCAATCGTGCCATTCGCAGCGGTGCTCCCAATGAATCCATATTTGGAAATCGAAGTCTTTACAAAGAACACCGTCCGGACAAAGGTCAATCTCATGATTGTCGTGGGCGTGGCTTCGTACTCTAACGCTGCTTCTCTCGACAACATCGAAAAGCTCATCATTAGCATTCTGGCGGCTTTGCCTGCCGGATACGAAATCGGCAACATCTCAAGTCCGACGCCGCAGCTTTTAGCTTCGGGATCTGAAGTCTTGGCAGCCGAAATCGAAGTAACTACTCGATACACTCAAACCAACTAAGGAGAAAAAATCATGCCAACGACCGTCATAACAGGGCGCGATCTCGTATTGACGATCGCGACCGTGAACTACGACGCACAAGCTACATCCGCCGTACTCTCTAACTCACCTACCATCGACGTGTACCAGACACTCGATGGAAAAGCTTACAAACACATAGATGATCAGTGGACTTTCGATCTTGAAATGCTTGCAGACTGGGGCGTCGCTTCATCACTTTGCGAGGCTCTTTGGACAGCCTGTGAGACTGCACCGAACACAACTCTTGCGGCTTCTCTAACAGCGGCAACCGGAGCGGTCTTCGCATTTAACGTCTTACCAGTATTTCCAAGTGTCGGCGGTGCTGCACCAAGCGCGCAGACTGTCTCGCTATCATTTACAGTAGTCGGCGTACCAGCCGAAAACTTCTCATAAAAAGAAATCGGGAGCAACTAAATGAAACTACCAATAACAATTCAATACGTAAATGGCGAAGAAGCAACCTACACAGCCGCTCCGCCGGAGTGGATGAAGTGGGAGCAGAAGACAGGTAACACCATCAGCCAAGCGCAAGAAAAGATCGGAGTCGCAGATCTTCTCTTCTTGTCGTATCACGCGATGAAGCGCGAAGCCGCTGGAAAGCCAGTCAAGCCATTCGAAGCATGGGCAGAAGGCGTCTCAGACATAACAGTCGGTGATTCCAGCCCAAAAGCTACAGCGTCGGAAGTTTAAATCGATTGCTCTGGGAACTGGCCATCGCGACAGGCCAGTCTCGGAGCGAATTCGAGACAGCTGAAGACGTACACACAGCAATCGAGATCTTGGAGAAAAGAAATGGCGCAGCTGAGAGGTAAGGCAGGTCGAGGCAAATTCGCCATCGAAGTCGAGCCGTACGAACTTAAGCAGCTCTTTTCTCTTTTATCAGCCCTGCCAAAAGAAGCCCAAGATGAGATTCGAGATCAAGCGCAATTTCTATCTAAGCGACTTGCTGGCCAACTTCTGATGTTCTCGCAAAGTGCTCCAGCTCCACAGACTCGTCTTGTGGCGCAGACAATCTCAACGCCACGCGATCGTCTTATCCGCGTCGATGTAGGCGGATCAAAGAAAGTCGGTCGCAAGTACGGCGGCGAAACTTCAAAGAATGGCAAGACGAGAGTCCGTCAGAGTCAAGCTCCAGCTGGCGCTCTTCTCTGGGGAACAGAGTTCGGCGGTCATGGTGGAGAAGATTCCATCGGCCGTCGGTACACCAATCGATTTAACACTCCAATTAAAAAGAGTGGCTATTGGATTAATCCGGCCGTGGATTATTACGTACCAATAGTCGCGCGAGAATATAGCCAGCTGATACAGGATGTCGCAAAGAGAGTAGGGCTTTCGTAATGGCCGGAATTCCAAAGGTTAAAATAACCTTCGATGCGGATCTCGATGAATTAAAAAAGGGAGTCAAAAGCGCGACGACTGAAGTCCAAAGCTTTAGCGATCGTGCCGCAGACTTTGGAAAGAAAGCAGCTCTCGCATTTGCAGTAGCCGGCGCAGCGGTTACTGCATTTGCCGTCTCAGCGGTTAAAGCAGCGGCAGAGGATGAAGCCGCGCAAAAGAAGCTCACAGATACAATCAAAGCGACCACTGATGCCACGACTCAACAAATAGCCGGCATCGATCAATATGTAACAAAGACTTCCATCGCAGCCGCCGTTACCGACGACCAGATTCGTCCGGCCTTGGCTCGACTTGCGAGAAGTACCGGAGACGTCCAAGAAGCGCAGGATCTCTTATCACTTGCGCTTGACCTGAGCGCCGCAAGTGGAAAGTCACTCGAAACGACAACAAATGCGCTCGCAAAGGCGAACGAGGGATCTAATACGGCTTTGAAGAAGCTTGGGCTTGGTCTCGATGAGAATTATCTCAAGACTGCATCCAATGATCAGATAGTTAAAGATCTCACAGCTACTTACGGAAACTTCTCAGAGAATCAGGCAAAGACAGCTGAAGCTCGATTTAGATCAATGTCCATCGCCATCGAAGAATCAAAGGAAGCAATCGGAGCGGCTTTGTTACCGGTCGCGGAGAAGCTCGCGGCTTTCGTTCTTGAAACTCTTATTCCAGCACTCGATGGATTCATCGCCGGCTTAACTGGTAATTACGGATTGAAAGCAAGCTTGACCGAATCCCAGAAAGACTTATTCCTATGGGGCGAAAGAGTTAGAAACCTGATCAAAACGATTTACGATCTACGTGAGGAATTGACAGTCATCGGCACAGTCATTGCTGGCGTATTCGTGGCGGCGAAAATTGCAGGATTCGTGACGGTCATTCAAGGATTGGTTTCAGCGTTCATTGCTTGGCGAACAGCCGCAGCTGGAGCAGCGGTGGCTACGGCTGCCGCAACAGGTGGCGTCTCACTTGTGGCCGCTGGTGCTGGTGTTGCCGGCGCGATAGGGCTACTGGCTGCCGCTGGTATCTTTCTGAATCGTTCCGGTGGAGATGATGAGACAAACTTCTCGACTGGTGGATCGAATCCAATTCAGTCTGGTACATATTTAGGTGGATTATCTGGTGGCGGTGGCGGTGGTGGTGGTGGTGCTGGATTTAGCGGTGGTGGCAGCACTGGCGGCATGGGCGGTGGTGGTGGCTCAGTCACAACACCGACTGGAGCAACCAGTCTAGTTAATCTTGCCAAGCGACTTACAGACGTTTCAGACAAATTCACTGATCTTCAATTCTTAGTAAATACCGGCGGCATTAGCCGCAGTGCGGGAATCAAGCAGCTCGATGCACTCACTAAGGAATTCAGAGTCTTGGAAAAGCAAGCGAACGCTCTCACAGCTACAGAAGCAGCTGGTACGTTCGATGTCGGATCATTCCGACGTGGAGAAGCTGCGACCATGGTAACTATCAATATGGGCGTCGTAGGTGATCCTGAAGGCGCAGCGCGCGCCGTCGAGCAAGTCTTCCAAGACTCACTGGCTCGCGGCGGTATCAGCTCCACAGTGGGCGCATACGACCGATGAGCAACTGGACGCCAGATTGGTCGGTCACGATTGCCGGCGTGGACTACACAAATATAACTTTAAGTAATCTTTCAATTACGTCCGGCCGTACCGACTTTTACGTCCAGCCAGCCGCTGGCTATTGCTCGGTCGAGATTATTAACCTAGACGAAAATACAACCATCACAGCTGATCTCAACGACCAGATTGCCATCCAAGTTAAAGACTCCACTGGCACATTTATTCCGATTTTCGGCGGATACGTCACGGACATTTCACAGACTGTCCGCAGCGCTGGCTCGGTGATGATTACGCAGTCTTTCAAGATCATTGCGATGGGAGCACTGGCCAAGCTTGCCAAGATTCTGGTCGATGGAGTGCTGTCCAAGGATTACGACGGAAATCAAATCTACGACATCCTTGAGCCACTTCTGTTTAATACGTGGGATGAAGTGCCGCCGGCTTTGACGTGGGCGACCTACAATCCAACGACTCAATGGCTCGACGCTGAGAATTCTGGACTTGGTGAGATAGATCAGCCCGGCGATTACGAGCTGGCAGCTCGATCATCGTCACGTGCCACGGTGCTCAGCATTGTGACAGGATTGGCCGTCTCTGGACTGGGCTATTTATACGAAGACGGTCAAGGCCGAATCTGCTACGCGGACAGCACACACCGCAGCCAATATCTGGCAGCTAATGGATACAGCGAACTTTCAGCCAATCACGCGCTATCCAATGGAATCTCGGTGGCTAGGCGTACTGGTGATCTCAGGAATTCAGTCACAATCAAATACGGATCGACTTCATCGTCTGAGCAATCCGCCAGTGATTCCGCATCTATCGCCACCTACGGGCAGCAGGGCTACATCGTTACGACGACTCTGCACAACTCAGCAGACGCTCTGAGCCAAGCAAACTTTTATTTGGATCTTCGAGCCTATCCGTCTGACATCTTTAAGACTCTCACTTACGAACTGACAAATCCGGAAATCGATGACACAGATCGCGATGCCTTACTTGGAATCTTCATGGGCTTACCGGTGGATGTAACTGACCTACCGGCAAACATGATTGGCGGCTCATTTCAGGGATTCGTCGAGGGCTGGACATTCTCGACTTCATACAATCAGCTGAAGCTCACGATTAACTTGTCGCCAGTGGCTTATAGTCTGCAAGCTTTCAAGTGGAGCGATGTACCAGCGACGGAGACATGGCTAACAATATCACCGACTTTGGACTGGTTAAATGCGACAATAGTCGCCTAAGCAAAGGAGAAAAATGGCCACGACCACGAATTATGGCTGGACGACACCGGACGACAGTTCGCTTGTAAAAGATGGCGCGTCTGCGATTCGCACACTTGGATCGTCTATCGACACGACAACCAAGAATCTTAATCCATCAACGACTCTCGGCGACATCGAATATCGATCATCAACTGCCAACACCAACACAAGACTTGGAATTGGTACAAGTGGACAAGTCTTATCGGTATCGGGCGGAGTACCAGCGTGGACAACTCCTGCCGGTGCTGGTGCGAATTTCACGTTAATCAACGCTGGTGGAACTGCGATGAGTGGTTCATCAACAGTTACGGTTTCAGGCATCAGCGGCATGGATAAACTATTTATTTGGATGTATAACGGTTCAAGTGTTAGCACTAGCATCAATGTAACTCTTAGAATAAACGCCGATAGCGGAGCGAGTCAGTATTCTTTTGCAGGAAGTTTGCAAGAAGCCGCAACAAGTTACAGCGCTGGAATTATCACTGGGCGTTCAAGTTATTCGGCGGATAGTTCTTTTCCAGTTTGTAAGCAAAGCAATAGCGCAACAAATGAATTCTTTGCTGGTATCACGATACTTGGGAGCAATTCAAGTGGTAAGAAAGTTATTCAATTAGATAGCGGCATCGGTGGAACTGGTAGCGGCGGAATTTCATACAACATTTCAGGAATTTACAATGGCACATCTACAGTAAGTTCAATTTCAATCATTTCTTCGTCGGGCAATTTCGACGATGGAACAATCTACGTCTATGGAAGCGCAGGATAAAAAAT